AACGCTGGTGTAGGGCCCTTGATAGTTTACGCCAGGCGACATACAACCTGGGCCGACAAGCTACGGGAACTGTGGAACACGCCGAAGCTGGAACGAGGCACGCTTAACTACTTCCAGGGGGCTTTAGTGCCCACCAGGCGGGATGAGAAAGGCGACCTATATTATAAATACGCTGGGCTGGAACGGGCCCATCAGCGTGGCAAGTTTTGGAGGACATGACGAATGAGTGACACGCTACGTAAACCAAGACGGGGCCAACGAGCCCTGACCTATAAGCGGCGGGCCCTGGTGGGCCAGCTATGGTTGCGTGGTTACACCGAACGAGCCATTGCCGAACTGGTGCGTAAGGAAGCGGCTAACACCGCCAGCGAATTGCATGGCTGTGAGCTTACCACGCACGTGACCGTGCATAATGACGTAGCCGCCAACCGTGAACGGTGGCTAGAAAAGATGAACGACCCCACCGACCACAAGCGGGCTGACCAGGTGGCCCGTTTGCTGGACATTCAGCACCAGGCCTGGGCCGACTTTGCCAACCAGCCCAGGACAAACGCCTTTGCCAGGGGTAGCTTCTTACGCATCGCCCTTGAGACCGAGGAGAAACTGGCCAAGATATTGGGCACCCTGGCACCGACACAGTTAACAGGCGGTGAGGGTGAACCCCTCGTACCACCTGTTGTGGAGTTCCACTTCGCTGATGGTTCCGTTGTGAAGCCACCACACAATGGGCATAAAAAAGAAGCGGAGGCCATACTTGGTAAGCACAGCGACAACGGTGACTGAGGCAAGCCGCCCGAAGTATAAACTCACCCCGTTTTTAGGGCAAAGCAACATACTTCTTGACGAACAGGCCCGAACCGTTGCGGCAATAGCGGGTACGGGCGGCGGCAAGACGCTGCTAGGCTACTGGTGGCTGTACTTGAGAATGAAGGCTAACCCAGGTTATGGCTGGCTGGTTGCCGAGCCGACATTTAACATGTTGGCCAAGATTATCATTAACAGCACTGACCCCGACAGGCCTGACTTGGTAACCTGGCTACGCCAGATGGGGTTCAGCCCAAGCTATAAGGCCGTTGACAAGATTATAGAAACCGCCTACGGCAAGATACTACTAGCCAGTGCTGACAACCCCGATAGTATGCAAGGTGCGGCCGTTAAGGGTTCCTGGCTGGATGAGGGCGGCATGATGAGCCTGATTGCTCACCAAACAGCCTTACAGCGTGTGAGCCTCATGGACGGCCAAGAATTGATAACCACCACGCCCTACAATAGGGGCTGGCTAAAAACAGAGATTGCCGACAAGGCTGACGGCAACTACATTCATGTTGAGAAGTGGAGTAGCATTGCCAATCCCGCATTCCCCAGGAACGTGTACGAGGAAATGCGGGCGGGCCCCAACGCCATGCAAGGGTATCGCTTCCGCATGATGTACGATGCCGAGTTTGAACGCCCCAGCGGCATGATTTACAATAACTTCAACGCCGATAAGTGCGTTGTGGAACCGTTCAGCATACCAAAATCCTGGCCCGTCTATGTGGGCATTGACTACGGGCCTGTGCACACGGCGGTATTGTGGTACGCCAAGAACCCCAGCCGATATAAGGGCTGGCCCACTGGCACCTACTTCGCCTACCGTGAATACCTGGAAGGCAATAAGAGCATCAAGCAACACGTTAAGGATTTAACCACCCTGGCCAAAGGCGAAGATGTAGTGCGTAAGACGGGTAGTGGGGTGGCGGCTGAACGCCAGTGGCGGCGTGAGTATAGCGAAGCTGGCTACTACGTGCAAGAATGCAAGGTTAACGATGTTGAGATTGGCATTGACAAGGTTTACGCCTTGCACCAGGCCAACGGGATAGTGTATTTTAATACCATGAGGCACACGTTAAGCCAGAAAGAGGATTACAGCCGTAAGCTGGATGCGAACCAAGAACCGACCGACCAGATAGAGAGCAAGGCTGATTACCATTTTATGGATGCGGAACGTTACCTGGTGGCAAGCGGTACAAGCCGTAGCCCTGTTTTTGAGGCGTGAATTATGGCGTTTAATATAAAAAACTGGTTTAAGGGGCTTAACTTTAGGCTGGGCGGTGCCGCCATTAGCATGATGGAGGTGACACCAGGCTGGGATTACCTACAATACCTCAAGATATATGGTGAAGTAGGCTGGCTGTTTGCCGCCAATAATATAATAAGCGAAAGCGTGGCCGAGGTTAAATGGCATCTTTACGAGAAGGACGGGGGCCAGCAAGGTGATATGGTAGAGAGCCACCCGCTTATTGATATGCTGGCTTACGTTAACCCGTTCCAAACTAAGTACCAGTTCTTGCAACTGTTACAACTATATATCGGCCTGGTAGGCGAGGCGTTTATCGTGCTGAACTTTAACCGCCTGGGCGTGCCCGCTGAAATGTGGCTGGCCCCGCCACAATACATGACCATAGTGCCGAGCCCTGAAACGTATATTAGCCATTACGTGTACCGCACTGGCGTGGGTGAATTGCGGCTTGAGGTGCCAGAGGTAATACACATAATGAACCCGAACCCGTGGAACCCATACCGTGGCATAGGCACAGCACAGAGCATCGGCGTTGACCTTGACAGTGAGAAGAATGCCGCTAGGTATCAGAACCGCTTGTTCTATAACGATGCCACCCCAGGGCTGATTATAGAGTATCCCGAAATACCCGAAGTGAAAGAACGGGATAAAATACGCACCGAGTGGAATGAGATACACCAGGGTTGGCGTAATGCCCGCAAGACGGGGTTCCTGTGGGGTGGGGCAAAGGCCAACACCATAGCGTTAAATAACCGTGATATGGAGTTCTGGCGGCTACGCAAGATTAGCCGTGAGATTATCATAGGGGCTTACCGCATACCGACCAGCATGCTGGGTCTTGAGGGCCCAGGCAGTAGGGCCAGGGTAGAAGCTGACGAACTGGTGTTTGCCAAGTACGTGGTGAAGCCCGCTTTAGCCAGGATTAAAGAGGCATTGAACGAACAGCTTGTGCCGCTTTATGATGATGGCTTTATGCTTTGCTTTGACGACCCTGTGCCAGAGAACAGGGAAGCGACAATCAACGAGGTAAAGGAACTGTACCCGATAGGCGTTTACACACTTGAGGAAAGCCGTGTAATGCTGGGCAAGGATGCCAAGCCCGAACCAGGCGAAACGTTTGCGGCACCGCCGCCACCGATGGGCCTGGCCGCTAAAGAGGCCAAACATGCCGCCCTGGTGACAAGGGAGTTTACCGAGGAACAGAAAGAAGTGCGGTGGAAGCTGATGGCCGACCACGCCGAGGAAAACGAGAAGCTATTTAAGAAGCTATTTAAGCGGCTGTGGTTTGAGCAGATGGACGCCGTGGTGGAACAGTACGCAACCACGGGCGATACCCTGGATATTGATGCGGCCGCTGGTGTGTGGAATGAAGCCCTAACCCCGATGATAACCGAGATATACGAAGGGGCCTTTGTCCTGGCCACAGAGGGCGGCGAATTGTCACCCGCCCACAGGCAACTAGAGCCAGGATTATTGAATGCCTACGCCCTGGAATGGATTGCTACCCGTAGCTTGAGCCTGGCACAGATGGTGAATAACACAACCTATGAGGAATTACGGGCGGCCCTGGCCACGGGCTTTGAGAACGGCGAAAGCGTGCCCCAGCTAACCAGGCGAATACGCCACTATTACACCAACGGCTACGAAAAGCGTGCCACCCTGGTGGCCCGCACCGAGGTTATAGCCGCCAGCAACGAAGGGGCCATACAGGGCTATGAAAGTGAAGGGATTACCAAAGCGGAGTTTTATGCTTCGCTTGACGACCGTATATGTGTGGAGTGCGATGCGTTACACGGCACAGTGCACCCCATAGATGAAACGCACGGCATGATACCAGTGCACCCCGATTGTCGGTGCACATGGATACCCCTTGTAGACTAAGGAGGCAAGGCAATGGATATGCTAAGAACTTTAGTGCCCGTAGAAGTCAAGGAATTAGGCGAACGCCAGCTAGAGATAGCGGGTTCCACCGAGGACGTTGACCGCATGGGCGATATAATCAAGTCTAGCGGTTGGAAGCTGGGCCCGTTCAAGAAAAACCCTGTGTTTATGTGGGGCCACGATTACAGCCAGCCCCCGATAGGGCGTGCCCTCAAGGTGTGGGTGGACAAGGAAACGAAACGGCTTATGTTCAACGTGGAGTTTGCGGATGCCGAGACGTATGCCTTTGCCGACACCATTTACAAGCTCTACAAAGGTGGCTTCCTACACGCCACCAGTGTGGGCTTTATCCCGCTGAATTGGGAGGGCAAAGATGAGGAGAACCCGAACCCCAAGTGGGAGGGTAACGTTTTCACCCAGCAAGAATTGTTAGAACTGTCGGCGGTGCCCGTGCCCGCCAACGCACAGGCATTGGTGACGGCACGTAAACGAGGAGTTATAACGATGAAGGAATATACAGCTATTGCAATGAAATCAGGAGTTGCACTTCCATCTATCAGCAAGCCCGAGGAGACTGAGGACTATATACGTATCCCCGTTAAATCCGAGGAGGGCCAGCACGATGATTGCACGGAATTGCGGACTATAGAAATAGATGAAGATTATGGCATCCAGGCCATTTATTGCGTGGAGCATAAGGTCATTATCACCTACATATTCTATAAAGAAAAAGGTTGGACTATTACTACTGCCCAGGAGTGGGTTGACGACCATACCGCTGAAAAGCCAGAGGGGGAAGAACCAGAGGGGGAAGAACCAGAGGGGGAAGAACCAGAGGGGGTGAAACGTCAGCCTAATAAAGTCGGGCAAGAACAACTACAGGATGACATTGACTACGTTCATAAGGCGATTATAAAAGCTGGGATGAACGAGGTTACGTTGGCACAGGCGTTAGACTTGGCCAGCGATATCGTGTTGCGTTCATTGGGTAACGACATACCCGTAGAGATATTGGATAAAGTCGGTGCGGTGCTGAATGCCAAGAACAAAGGGCGGCTCACTCAAATACAAGAGCTTGCCCAGGCTGTGCTTGACAGTGCGGCTGCCGCTGACGACAGCGACAAACACCTGGAACCAGCCGAGCACACACCTAGCCCCGCCGAGCTTGCAAAGCAACGGGCTGTGGAGGTGGCCGAAGTGGCCAGTGCAGTTATCGCCAAGCTCAAGGGAATAAGAATACACTAAAGGAGATTATTTGACCATGAAGAAACTGTGGAGAATGTTTGTATTTGTCCTGACGTTGCCCATAATGCCAATTATGGGGATTATGACGCCAGAGGAAAAGACCGAGGTAGCCAATACCGTAGCGGATGCCCTCAAGGCATCGGGGCTACTGGATGCCGAAAAGAAGTTTATCCCAGCGGCCGAAGGTGAGCAACTCCCACCCGTGGAGGTAATCACCAGCCCCGAAGATAAAATCTACAACGACCCTAAAGGTGGGTTTCGTGACCACGGCGAGTTCGTGTGTGCCATCACAGGCAAAGGCACCAAGTATTACGGCGACAGCCACTTTGGCAAGCTAAAGGCCTGGCACAATGCCGTAACCAAGATTGCTGGCACCATGAACGAGGGCGACATGAGCCAGGGCGGTTACCTGGTACCCGTGGAGTTTCGTGAACAACTACTCCAAACAGCCCTTGAGGCCACTATCGTGAAGTCCAGGGCTACCATGATACCGATGCAGACCAATCGCATCAGTATCCCAGCGGTGGTTGACACCGACCACAGCACCAACTATTTCGGCGGGATTATCCCCGAACGCACCGCCGAGCATGGAACTAAGGGCGTGATGAAGCCAGCTTTTGACCTTGTATCCCTTACCCTTCACAAGCTCACGGGCATGGTATATGTCACTGACGAACTACTGGAGGATAGCCCTATCTCTATCCCGCCAATACTGAACGCCCTGTTTGGTGCGGCAATCGCCTTTGAGGAAGATGATGCCTACCTACAAGGAACTGGCGTTAATATGGCCCTGGGGGCTTTCAACGCTGGGAACCCTTGCCTGATTACCCAGGCGATTGAGGCCGCCCAGCCGATTAACACCGTCCTGTGGCAGAACATAGTCAACATGTGGAGCCGCTTGCACCCCGCCAGCATGAAGAACGCAATATGGGTAGCGAACAATGAAACGTTCCCGCAACTGGCAAGTATGGCTATGGCCGTGGGTGCTGGTGGTGTTCCCGTGTGGATGCCCGCCAATGGGGTAGCTGGCACACCGTTTGGTTCTCTGATGGGCCGCCCTCTGTTCCTGACGGAAAAGATGCAAGCCCTGTCAACCGCTGGCGACATTGGCCTGGGTGACTTTAGCCAATACCTGGTAGCACAGAAGGCGGGTGGGGGATTGCAGACGGCTACCAGCATGCACTATCACTTCAACTACGACGAGCAAACATTCCGCTTCGTCCTACGCTATGATGGCCAGCCCTGGTGGCTGAGTGACCTGACCCCGAAGCGTGGTACCAATACCCTGTCACCGTTCGTCATACTGGCGGGCCGACCGTAAACCAGCACGGGGCTGGGCCCCGTGGTCGGTAAAAAATAAAATCAAAGTGAGGTTAAAATGCAATTAGCACAAATAGCTAAAATAGTGACCTGTGTTGCCGCTATAGACGTTGGCGGTGTAGCCCGACTTGGGGCCCATATCAACATGAGCAAATACGAGCATGTAGCCTTCATTATCAGTATTGGGGCTATCGGTAATGCTTGCACCGTAACTGTTCTGGCTGGAACGGACAGCGTGGGTACTGGTGGCGTAGCGATGGGCTACAGCTACTACCTATCAACGGGCGGGGCCCCACTGGTAGGCGAAGTGGCCAGTGCCAAGGTAACTGTTGGAGCTGGTGGCTACACCTTGGCGGCCGCTACTGATGACAATGAAACCATGGTTATAGAGATAGACGCCGACCAACTGGTAGCCCCCACGCTGAAATACTACGTAGGGGTGAACTTGAGTGGAGCCGCCGCTTGCCTTGCAAGTGTTATCGGCGTAGCCCTCTGGCCACGTTATGCGGCCAACCCAGCCCTTATGCCTAGTGCCATCGTAGATTAGCGGGGTGCACTGTGGAGAGTGACGAAGAACGCAAGAAGAAGATAGCCAGGGCCCGTAAGAAGGCCCTGGCTATCCCGACTATGAACAGAATGTTAAAATCGCCGCCCATAAAAAAGGCGGCAAGCGAGGTGAGACATGGTTGAAGGATATTTGGACGGGGTGCAACTACGCAAATTACTTCTCGGCATATACCTAAAGAGGCCAACGGCTGCACACGTAGGGGCGACAACTCCCTATTTCACTATTGTGGGTGGGAGCGTGCTTTTGACCAGCTTAGTGGGAACGGTCGTTACGGAGAGCGGGGCTAATGCTTGTAGCTGGGTAGCTAATCCAACACTGGGAACGGCACAATCTGTATGCGGAAACTTGGATATTAACCCTGCCCTAGTGGGTGATAGTTTGACTATTACTGGAGTAGGGAATGCCGCAATGACTTATAATGGCTCGGCTACGGGCCTAGCTGTGATGACTACAAAGGTGGTATTAAATATTGGAAATCTAGCCTTTATAGCCGCCGCAGGTGATGGCTCAACTTCATGGGTAGTTACTTATATCCCCCTAGATGATGGGGCTTATATGGCAGTAGTATAGTTTGTAGGGGTGGTGTGCCGCTTGAGTGTGGAGTAGACGCCCGTAAGGGCGGTTCGTCACCTTCCTTTAGTTGGGGGTGGGCGGCTCCGTACGGAGCCGCCCACCAAATCTATGCGAGGTAAGTCATGGCAGTTCAAATGTGTAATCCAGCAATCGTTTGGGAAGGCTTGAGCACCGATGCGAAGCCAACGCCTGGTTTAACTTTGCCTGTTCTAGTGGGTTATATGTTCTACGAAACGGATACCCACTATCATTATATGTGGAATGGAGTTGACTGGGTGGGGCCTATCTATTGGTTAGGGTTTATCCAACCGTTCAATGAATATGAACACGACTACTAGGAGGTAAGTCATGGCTGTGCAAATGATGTCAACTATCCAACGCTGGGAGGGGTTAAGTGTGGCTGGCGGTGATGCCAAGCCAGCGGCACCTACCTTTGTGGGCTCAACGTATTATGAGACTGACACGGGCCGCACCTACCTGTGGAACGGCGTGGCCTGGGTGATAATGCCCGTGCACATACTAAACGTGCAGGGAGGGGCCTATACTATTCAGGACTTAATGGAGCAGTTTCAGGCTATGCCCGACCTGGCCCGTAGCCCGCAAAGCGGCACGCTTACATTCCCTGACGCTACAGAGCAAACATTATACGAGGAGAGCGATGCCCATCCGTTTACCTGGTATGGCAGCCGTATTGATTGGACAGGGGCGAACAACGGGGCGGGTGAGAATACCACTATTAAGGCTTATATCAAGCTCAAGAACGGGGGAACCTATCGGATATTCAATGGGTCAGTGGTATACTTGGCGGCGGCTTTACCAAGCCCCGTTATTACCAACCACCCGAACGATGCCAACGACGCCCTGTTTAGCCCCGTGCCCGTCAAGAACGTCTATGGGGTAAAACTGACGGCTACCCAGGCCGCCGTTGGAGGCGGCTGGAACACTATAGACCATGAACATTTTGACAGTAAGCGAGGAGGTTAACAATGGCGATAAGTGAGAAAACTAAAGAGGTAGTATTCCAACAGCGGGAGGCGTTGCAACATCGGTATGACAATAACCTAGCTGATATTGAGGGGCATAAGGCTGATATAGCGGGGCTGGAGGCGACCAATAAGAACCTTAAGTCCGAGATAGATGCCCTCAAAAAGGACATCCCAGTACCTAAGCCTGAGTAAGCAGAACTATAGGAGTGCACCTTGTCCATAATTAAGGATAGCGTTTTAGATATTGCCAGCCAGGTGGGCGGTTCCTCGCCTGGGGCTGGAACTATAACAGATAAGACCCGTTTTGATAATAACCTGACCATCACGGGGATGACCTGGACCCAATTACCCACGGGCTTATGGGTGATGGAGTTTGATGGGACCAATGATTATGCTATTAAACTCAACCCATCCTTTGCTAAAGACTTGCGGGGGACAATCTCGTTATGGTTAAAACCTGCGAATGGGACGTCCGATATTCTCTGCTATAGTAAAGCATCAACGGGTAACGTTGATGAGTTTAGGTTCCAAAGAGCTGGAGGTTCAGGGGTTGAGTATTTCCGCCTACACGCACAGGTTAATTACGCCACAATATATACGTTGGACACGGGGGCGGGTACGGCCGTTGATGGGACTTGGTATAATTTTGTTATTACAAGTAATGGTTCCGCCACATTATTTTATCTGGCGGGGGCGAGTACCCCTATAACCGTAACAGCTGGGGTTGCTAATGGTACCTGGTTCGGGGATTTCGTGACTGATGCTAACCAACTAACGATAGGAGCCCTAGCCAGGAGTAATTCATACATTTCAGACTTTGAGGGGCAGATAGCGTTGGTGCGGCTCTTTAGCTATGCCATCACGCCCGCCCAGGTACGAGCCCATTACCATTCGCAAAAGTGGCTCTTTGGAGTAGCAAGCTGATGGCGATTATAAACGATTGCGTGCTAGACCTTGAGAACAGTATTGACGTTGAGCCAGCGGCCACTCCCTGGTATGACCTATCACTTTATAAGAATAACGGTACGATTACGGCAGGAACTGGTGGTTGGACGCAAGAACCCTCTGGCCTTTGGGTATATGACTTTGACGGTGCAGTTACCATAGTAACCGTTGGCAATATATTGAGTAGCATTCAAACTGTTTTACTTTGGATAGCACCTGGTGATATTACAACCCGAAGCATAATGGACTTGGATGGCGGCACGCACAGCATTGAAATAGATGGTGCTGGCGATATTACAGCTACGGGGTGGGCGGCCCCAGCTATATATGTTAATGGGACAATAGCCGCCGCCGTTACCCTATCAGCTTGGAATTGCATTGCCGTTACAACAGCAACATTGTTCGCCGCTTCTGCTATTGTAATTGGCCAAGAAGCCAGTTTTTATCTTGGCAAGATAGGTATGCCTAAAATCTTTACATACGTCTATACCGCTGGCCAAGTTCGTAATTACTTTGAGAAAACAAAACACCTGTTTGGAGTTTTGGACTAATGATAATAACCGATTGCGTATTAAATCCACGGCTTTACACTGGCGATACGGAGCCACCCGCATCCCTGGAGGATATAAGCAGGTATGGGAATAATGGAACCCACACTGCTATAACTTGGGAGCGAATACCTAGTGGATTGTGGATAAGGAGTATGAACGGGACCTCCTCAAGGATAGAGGGCTCCGCTACACTATGGGGGGAAGCGGGCAAGATGGTTTACGCTTTTACTATGTGTTGCTGGGTGAGGTTTGATAGCATAGCGGCAATAGAAACTATCTTTAATAACGGGACACAGACCAACCCGACTATGGAGTTCTGGCTTTACTATAATAGCCCTAACCTTTGTATGGACATTGGCGATGGGACAAATTACTATACGAAGACACAGGCCTGGGCACCTACCGTTGGGAAATGGTACCACGTGGGGCACACCTTTGATAACAACGCTGGAGTGTTCTACATTGATGGAGCAGGCACGGCTACTACTGCGTGGGGGACTACGCACATTAAAGATTGCAGTAGGAGTTTCTTGATAGGGGCTTATAATTCCAGCTCACCCTCTAACTTCCTGCACGGCGATATAGGGCAACCAGAGATATGGGCATATAAACTAACCCCAGCTCAAATGGATGCCAGGTTCCAAAGCGAAAGGGAGCGGTTTGGCAGATGATGGGCTTTAAGGGGCTGGCCCGAGCAATTAAAAGAATAGCGGGTGAAACTACCCTGGCCACCACGTGCCCAATAGACGGCTTCCCGCTTGAAACGCACAGTAGATTAAAGCAACCGTGGTGCCCGTATTGCGGGTGGCCGTGGCCCGATAGGTTAAGAGGTAAATAATGCTGAACGCTTACGCTGACGTAACAACCTTTAAGAGTGCCGAGTACGCCGATATAACGGCCAACACCGAACAGGTACGGTTTCGTGAGCTATTAGAGCAAGCCAGCCGCCACATGGACAAACAATGCCATAGGCGTTTCTATTGCTGGGAGGGCGTAAAATACTATGACGGCAAAGGCGGCAATTTACTGGTTGACGACTTCTTGAGCATTGTCACCCTCAAGCTAGACGAAGATGGTGACGGTGTTTACGAGGCCACAATGGCCGCCACCGACTACCTTATATATCCAGCTAACCAATACCCAAAGGAACGGCTGGAATTGAGCAATGAAAGCGACTACGGGGGCTTTGCTTCTGGCGTGCGGCTGGGTGTTGAGATAACAGGGGTGCACGGCTACGGTGACGGCGAAAGTGCCACGCCTTATTACACCTCAAGCCAAACGGTGCAGGATAACCCACTGACGGCGGGTGCCATCAACCTGACCGTCACTAGCACCGCCAGTTTAGGTGCTGGCATGACGTTGCGTATTGAGTTAGAGCAACTCTACATTGAGAGCATAACAAACGCTACCACGTGCGTTGTGGTGCGTGGCGTGAATGGTACCACTGATGCCGCACACGTACTGAACACTCCAATAAGTATTTACGAGGCCCCCCAGCCCGTTATACAAGCCACCCTGGTGCTGGCCATGCGGGCCTGGAAGCGAAAGGATAGTGCGTTCCAGGATGTGGTGGGTAGCCCCGACACGGGCCTGGTGGTTGTCTATAAAGACCAAGACCCCTACGTGAAAAGCGTAATACACGACTACTTTAGGTACTTATAATGGGCGTGCTATTAACTCTGAAGTTCATCGGCGGAAAGAAGTTAATAAAGGCCCTCAACTCAAGGAAGACAATTAGGAAACCGCTTGGCGATGGGGTGCGTAAAATCACCTTATACTATGAGGGCCTTGTAAAGAAAGCGACCGTGGTGGATACGGGGCGATTACGTTCCAGCATTCATCACGAAATTACCGCAGACAGGGCCAGCGTGGGCACCAATGTGCAATACGCACAGTTTGTGGAGTACGGCACGCAGAAGATGGAGGCCCGCCACATGGAGGGCTCAAGCAAGGTGCTGGGCGAAGGTATGTTTGCTTACGCCTGGGGCCAGCTAAAGGGTTGGTTGAGCAAGGGCAAGCATGAGATACACGTTGAGATTGACAAGGAGTTCAAGTAGTGACGATTGAAGCGGTGGGCACAGGCATCAAGGCAACCATACTGGCCACAATAACCACGGGCTTGCGGGTATATGCAACCAATGAGATACCCGACACCCTGGAATTGCCCTGTGTGCTGATTATGCTGGGCCCTGGCAAATATGCCACCACCTTTGACCCCGCATACGACCAGGTGTTTAGGCTTATACTTTGTGTGGCTAAACAAGATAGCCCGTCAGCCTTCAATAGGCTACTGGACTACATTAACGAAACGGGGGCCTTGAGTATGTTCACGGCCCTGGATGCTGACCGCACATTGAACGCCACGTGTAGTGCTTCCAAGTTAGATAACCACAGCGGTGCGGGTAGCACGCAATGGGGCAAGATAGCATATCTAAGTACCGAGTTTGAACTACAAGTCTGGAGTTAAAAAGGGGGTATATTATGGCGAGAGTAGCGGGTTATGGTGGCGACCTATTGGCACCTGGTATTATTGCTGGCGTGAGGGAATGGAACGTTGATTACACCGCCGCCGCACTGGATAGCAGTGGGTTTGACGGGGGCCAACCCAAGACTTTTATCGCTGGGCAAACAGAGTGGAGCGGCAGTTTTAGCGGGTTTAAGGATGGGGCCCCACTGGCTATTGGAACAGCTTTAGCGGCACAGCTTCAGGAGAGTGCCGTTGCCACCCAGAAGTGGACAGGCAATATTTTAATAACGAATATAGGGGCGGCAACCGCCGTAGATGGCATAGTGGCGTATGCCTATGATTTCCAGGGAACTGGAGCGTTAACGGCCCCATCAGCATAGAGGAGGTGTCTAATGGCACGGATAGCAGGATATGGCGGTAATGTATTTGTCGGGACCCAGGTTATTCAGACGTGCGATGTTGCCTGGAGTGAGCAGGTAGATGGGGATGTGACCCTTACGCTAGATAATGTTGACTATAGGGTGGGCACAGGCTCTAATAAGATGGTGCAGGCTGGTGCCCTGGGTACGGGCGATATATTGGCTAGTCAAGTGATTTCATTGTCAACTATGGCGTCCCTTACCGTGGGGTTTGGGTGGTTCAAGAGTAGCGTAAATATAAATACACTTGATGACTACCGTGTGCTAATAGATAACCACGCTCTGTGTGCATCCCCTGAGGTGCAATTAAGCGTTCCACCATTAGTAGCGAATACGTGGAAGTTCTGCCGCCTGGTGGTGGCGACAGGGGCCTTTTCGGCCGCTACTGCCCCTATATCAGTCGGGTTGAAACTCCAGGCTAATGACCCTGGGGCAGCTACGATATGGGTTGATGAACTAAGTGCGGCGGCCGAAATTGTGGGTATCCGTGAATGGGCATTAGATGTAGCGGTAGGTGTCCAGGATACCTCTTCATTTAGTGACGGGCAAAATAAGGTATTCTCTGTCACGCAGAAGGAATGGGGTGGTAGTTTTAGCGGTTTCAAGGATGGGGCCCCACTAGGCATTGGTACAGTTGTAGCCCTAGAATTGCAGGAAAGTTCTACCAGCACGCAAATGTGGCGAGGCTCTGGCATTATTACTGCAGTTCATACATCCGTGGCGGTGGATGGCATAGTAAATTATGCCTACGACTTCCAGGGGACCCATGAGCTAGAATGGCCGACTGCCTGATGTGATGAGGGTATGGGAGTGCAAGCTGTACCTGGCGAGGCATCTGGGTGTCCCTTTGGGCGAATTGGGGCGGATGGCTGCAGGGGACTTTTTAGCAATGGTGGCGGAGGTAGAGTTCCAACGGCGGGTAGAGCAATATCCTATTAGCTACCGACTGGGTCAGATAATGTGTATACTCACGAATGGCAAGGCCGCTAGAAATAAGCCCGAACATTTTATTGGCAATATCCCGACTAAGGAGGTACGACGGAGAATGGGCAGGAAGAACACCTTTGAATTAGAGCTAAGTGACAGCCAAACGTATGTCTTGACTATTATGAACGCTAATATGATGGAGGCAATAGAAACGGAGTACGGCAAACCATTTGCAGACGTATGTGCCAGCCCTACTATGGGCGTGATGAAGCGTATATTACTGCAAGTATTACTCCCGTTATATCCCGATATGGACCTGGACAGGGTGGGTATCCTCTTAAACCCTCGCTATATACCCGCACTGGCTAAAATTATTACCGAAATGCTGAAGTGAGATGGCAAAGACAGAAATTGATGTAGTCATTAAGGGGAAAGATAAAGCATCTGGTGTCCTCAAGAAACTGGGCCAGACGGCTAAGGGGCTGGGGATAGGTATCGGAGCTATAGGGGTGGCCGCTGTAGGTATGGGGGTTGCCGCCGTAAAGGGCTTCACTGAGGCTGGCGATGCAGTGCAAAAGATGGCCCAACGCACAGGCTTTAGCACGGTAGCGTTAAGCGAGTTAAAGCATGCCGCTGAACTATCTGGCAGTAGTTTAGAGGGGTTGGAGACGGGGTTCAAGAAGATGGCCCGCTTCGTAGATGATGCAAAGCAAGGGTTGTCAACCGCCACTGACGTTATGGATACAATGGGTATCAGTGTGGAGGACTTTGCAGGGCTATCGCCAGAGGATACTTTCACTCAATTAAGTACGGCTATAGCCGAAATGGAGGACCCCCTCGCCAAACAGAACGCCGCTATGGAGTTGTTCGGGCGGGCTGGCACCGATATGTTACCTATGTTAGCCCAAGGGGCAGAAGGCCTTGCCGCTATGAAGCAAGAAGCCCACGACCTGGGGATTGTATTCACACAGGATGCGGCTGATAGTGCCGCTAATTTTAACGATAGCCTGACTAAGATGCAGGGTGTTTTCACGGGGCTAATGAACGAGTTAGCTATGTCGTTAATGCCAATCCTGGAAGCCCTTATTCCCGTGTTGACTGACATTGTGAAGGCGTTGCCTCTTAAACAATTCGCCGAACTGATTAAGAAGCTATTGCCGCCTTTGGTTACCCTCTTTGTAGAGTTACTGCAAGCCCTCCCGATTGATAAGCTCGTGGAGCTCGTAAACAAAGGGATGGGACCGATGATGACAATTCTGTCCGCTATCGCAAAGCTGGCCTCCCCATTGATACGCCTACTGGAACCCGTGCTTGACTTGCTAATCTTAATACTAGATGTGCTTACCCCTGTCATTGAAGCACTAGCGTGGGTTATAGAAACTATGGCTAGCGGGTTGGGGAAGGGGATTACAGCAGTAACGGGTTTCTTTTCAGACCTAGGCGGAGGCGGGAAGAAGATGGCGGCTGGCGGGATAGTGACGGGGCCCACCCGTGCTATAATAGGTGAAGCGGGGCCTGAGGCGGTTATACCGTTGCGAGGCGGAGGATTAGGTGATACTGTCAATGTAATTGTGGAGGGTAGTATCTGGGCTTTTGAGGACCTGACTGCACAGTTACGTACGGAATTTCTTAAAATAAAAGCGGACAATACCTCAACTGGGTTCTAGGAGTAAGTAATGGCAAATGAGTTTCAGCATAAAACAGTAGGCACGGAATTGACACAAGCCGAGTTTGAGGATATAGCTCTGCACGTCTTTAACGGCCAGGCAACGGGTGACATTATGTATGCCAGTGGAGCCGCTCAATTATCACGGCTGGCTATCGGGGCTGCCAATACGGTTCTAACATCCGTGGGCGGCGTACCTGCGTGGAGTAGCACAACCATCACTGCTAACACGATGACCTATCCTAGCTATGGCCGTTTCTGCTCTGCTGTCACAAACCAGTATGTCAACCTCATGGGTGGCCCCACTGCTCCTGCTGGAGGGGGTGGCATAATCCAAGTAAAAGGGTCAACGAGTGGAAGCAACCCTGGGTCGGTTATGTTTTACACGCCTGGTGCGGGTGCGACCAATGACCAGAGGATGGAGATTGCGGGAATGGCGGCCGTAACACGTATTTCAATAAAGTCAGGGGCTGTGCTTAACGTAAACTCGGCAACTCACGCCACCCCGATTGAGGGCGATATAAAGATAGTGGCCAATAAATTGAACATATATTTGGGTGGGGCCTGGGAGGTGGTAACAAGTGTATAAAGGAAGTGACAGTGCAAATTAAGCTTACACAGTCGGAGTACGAGGGTTACAACATCATTGAAGGACAGGTGCATAGTGCCTCCAACGAATTACAAAGGTTAACCGCCGCAAGGAGTAGCTATGTTGCGTTGCTTGAATTAAAATATCGGGCAACTTATAACCCTGCCACCAATATGCTGGAACGGCCTGACGAGCAAACGGAGGAATAGATATGCCAGTGTGGCCGCCACCGAAGTTCCCGTATACATTCCCCTTTTCGTTCTGGGCACCGCCGACTATGTGGGNGGGCTTCCCNNTGTTGCAGGTTTTAGTNGCCTTTACCAGCAATCCGTTTAATGCGGCCCCCGTGTGGACCGATATAACCGATGACGTTCAGTTAATATCTATCAAGCGTGGCCGTCAGACGGAATTGGCACGTATGGAGGCGGGTACTGCCACAATACAACTAAAGAACCAGCAAGGGGATTACTGGCCGAATAATACCTCCAGCCCGTACTACCCCCATCTATTGCCAGGAAAGAAAGTGCAAATACGGGCCACCTATCCCCCTGCTACAGGCACCCCCTATTACCTATATACTGGATTTGCTACTGGCTGGCCCCCTCAATGGTTAAGCCCGTCGGGCGGGTTAAATCCTGTCGTTACCATCAAATGCGTTGACCTAATCAAGAACTTGTCCAACTATGACCTGAATAATGCGGGATACCCAGTAGAATTAAGCGGGTCCAGAGTTGACAACGTGCTGGATGATATTGGCTGGCCAGCGGGTTTACGTAATATTGATGCGGGCGATAGCCAGCTTCAGGCTAGTGGTGCACTGGAAGATGAGATTGCTATGACGCACCTGTTTCTGGTTCAGGACAGCGAGGATGGCATAATCTACATCGCTGGCGATGGTGACATAATCTTTGAGGGCAGGAACCATCGGATGGTGCCCCCTCATACTGCAAGTCAGGCCATATTTGGCGACGGACTGGGCGAAAACTATTACGCTGGATTGGTACCTGAATACGATGATACCTTTATATTCAATGATATCCGCATAACCCCTGAGGGGTTAGCTCAACAAGTAGCGGCCGATGCGGTCAGCCAGTCGGTTTATGGTATCCGTACTTACAGCAAGACAGGCCTACTGATGACTGATATTGCGGGAGCGGTAGCCATGGCTGGCTATAGGCTAAAAACCTACAAAGACGCATCCTTGAGGGTTCGGGCCTTGAAGATTATTGGTGCCCGTGACCCTGTAGAGCTGTGGCCCAAAATACTAGGTTACGATATTAGCACTAGGATAACCGTGCGGCGTAACGAAGCAAGCATAGATGAGGATTATTTTATTGAGGGCGTGAGCCATAATATAGGTGTGCAAAATCACACCTGGGAAACATCGTGGCAATTAAGTAATGCAACCGACCACGATTTCTGGCTGATTGGGCTTGCGGGCTATAGTGAAATAGGCCAGACCACCTACGTAGGTTATTGAGGTGATAAATGATAACGGGTGACACACACTTTAGGATGCCATGGGAAGCCTTTAGGCGGGGGGTACTATTGCCAGCGATGGCCAAGAAGCTAATCCTTGAGCAGGGGGTTGATGATGGCGTGCCATTAAAGGCCTACGTGAATAGGGGCCGATGGGTGATAGGGTGTGAATGCGGCGGCGGAGAGTACGCATTTGAAGGCGGTGTGGTTATGTGCCAGTCGTGTTGGAATAGTAAGGTTAGCCATAAATATCGCCTCTTTACCTGGCCAAAGGAGCGAGAGAAGATAGAGCAATTACTAATAGTACGGCCTCTTGATAACCGTAATTGGTTCGCTGATGAGCTTGTAGCAGACTTGGCACTTGAGAATAACGAGCATAAGGCCGAATTGATTGGAGGTGCCTAATGGCGTGGATAGCGGGGGCTAATGTAATAACAGGCGACCTAATTACTGCGGCTGTGTGGAATAACTATTTGGGGGCTACTGGAAGCATTGAGTATTTACACGATACCAGAGAACTGTATGTGCCGTGTACAGAGTGGAAAGATAATTCAGCGGGGACTTACCATACGGCTAATACACCGTCTGGGTATGGTTGTGATATAAACGATGTAAATGATGCGGCTTTTATGCGGTTCCGAGTACCGCTAGGGTTCTCGGCGATAGTAACCGCCGCAATTATAGTTGACCCGTTAATAACCAATGCTAGTGCGAATTGGGATACATACAGCCTTTACGGTCAGGATGGCGAAGTAGTCAATACCCACAGCGAGTCGGATGCCGTTACCACCTACAATGCATCTATTAACACCTACCTTGCGGTAAATGTAGCTGGTATATTCACATCGTTGGCGGCTGGGGATAATGTGGCATTACGATTAAAGGTAGGCACAACTGGCCACAGGGTAGTCGTGGCAGGTATGTATTTACAGTATTCATAGGAGGTGGGCAGATGGCTCCCGAACTTATTACCCCCGAACTTGTTAGCATCATAATACTGGTGGCGGTACCCTTGTCGGCCTTCCTTTATATGAAATTGACAGGCAAACAATTACCGCCAGCCGTACGAGCGGCCCTCCCTGGTATTATACGGGCATTACTGGGTATCTTGTGTAAAACTCCAGGGGTGAGGGGGCTTTGCTTTGTGAAGGCGAGGGCTAATCCAACGCCTTCCCCTATATTAGCCCCTCCCGTGTATAGCGGCATTATAACGGGTGCTGAAATACAGTCGTTGGTTCAGCCGTTGGGTATTCTGATGCACAGCACTGTTGATGGTGATTATGAGCTGACGAGCATAGCCGAGATAAAACGGTTCCTAGTGTATTACCACAGCGTGCTACCCTACACCGCTGACGCCTTTGATTGTGACGACCATGCGTGGTTGATGCGGGCTGAAGCCCTAAAGTGGAGTAAGGGCCGTATGCCCTGGGGTTACGTAGAGGGGAAAAGCATCGCAGGTGTTGGCCCGCAGTTCGGAGCCCATGCCTTTAATTTTGCAATTGATACTGCAAAGTCGGTTTACTTCATTGATGAGCTTAATGTGGCGGCTGGCAAGGATGAACCTGTAGTGGCCTATCCTATCAAGAGTTTTATAGCGAGGATATAATGATAGAATTGGTCATCGGGGGCGTAGCTATCGTTGGGGTTGCTATTACAGGCGTGGGTATGATATTGACTTGGCGGCGTAACGGCACGCACCAAGCGGCCAGGGATGTAGCCTCGGCAGAGGCCCAGGCGGCAAGGGATGCCATCGTAGCTAATAACCAGACAGCTATTATGGCGAAGTTAGAACACCCCGACTATGGATTACAGGCCGTCAATATAACGGTAGGGAGGCTGACCGAAAGGGTCACGGGACACGACCGTGAGATTAGAGAACTAAAACGCAAGCCCTAACCAGCCGACACCAGGGCTAAAAAAACGAGGACACAAGGGGTGAACAGTACCATGCTGTTCACCCCTCTTTTTTTATTGGCTGTTGAACGATTTTGGATTTATTTTTGAAAGTTCCTAAAATAGTCCTATTAACCCCTTGACAAACGCAAGTGCTTCCCTTATAGTGAGGGTGCAAGGTTAAAAAAAGGGAGGGTAGCAAATAAAAAAACTCAAGCCAGGGCAAGGCTAAAAAAAGCTCACCAAAACTTTCAAGCCCGCCGTTGTGGAGAACAGGCAAAGCCAGGGTAATCACCAAGCCGCACGACCAAAGTGGACACCGAGGCAAGCGGCCCCACACACCAGGGAAGGCACCACGGGGTAATAAGAGGCAAGCCAGGAATGGCGAAACGGCTATCATGTAGTCAAGACCCCTGGGGATTGAACCCAGGCCACAGCCCAGCGGCCCAGCCCGCACATGATAGCATGTCAAAAGAGGGAAGCTGGCAAGCGGATTTATTGACCAATTACCAGCCCGCCAGGTTATGAGCTTGACGGGCTGACATGGGTTAATAAACAAAGGAGGGAACGATGCAAGCCAAAAAAGCACCAGGATTTGAGGCCGCCAGGCGGCCCGCAGTTTACAGGGCAACTCAGCGTGGCCAGCATTTGACAGGGAGTTATGCCCCTGTTTACAGGGCAACTAAAGTGGTTATCTTACCGTGCCACACATGCAACGAACCGACAGAACACGCCGTTGATGGTGAGTGGGCCACAGGCGAAACACTATCAAGTGGCTACACGCCGCCGCCTGACGAACTGGTTAAGAACCACGTAACCAAGTGTAATAAATGTGGGGATGCCCAATACAGTTAACCAGCCAGTTATCTGGGGCCGATGCGAACGGCCCCAGCCACGGGTTGATTAACAGTTATGCCTTGTAAAGCCTAACCTTGAGAGAGGTAGGTAGAGGTAAGGAGAATGGATATGAAGCTAAGGACCACGCGTAAGGCCATCGGAGTGAACCATTACAGGGTTATAGGGGCTGGTTACTGTGAATTGCAACACCTCCTAAAGTTTCGCGAGGCAATGGCATATAGTAGTGGGATATACGGCTGGAATTGTGATTACTACAACATTGATGGCGTTGTGATTGCTACTGGTTATCGTGGAGTATGGAGCCAGAATACACACGCCAGCGAGAAACTAATCCGCGACTACGATGATAAGGCGCATATGGTGCTCAACGACTACTACACATCTGGCTCTAGCAGGTGGGAAAGATTAGACCAACTGCTGTCTGAATTTGTAGCAAAGGCAATCTCCTAATAGGTAGGGCCGTAGCTGATGAGGGCCAAGAGCCTTGTAAATCCTAACTGGAAAGTAGGTTGAGGCAACGGAGAGGGAAATGAACTTAGAAAATAGTAGAATTATTGAAATCG